TATATCTATTATTAATTAATACTATTAGTTATATCCTATATTAATTACTATATTACTCACTGATTAACTCATTAAGGCTTATAAGGTCCTTAGAGTGCTCTTAGGCTATAGTATATCCTATATAGAGGGCCTAATGTTTTCTTTTTTTTTTTGATTCTACTGTAAGCAATACCTTTAGAAATAAGCTATATATACCAACGATTATAGATTAATTGTAATATATATATAAAAGCCTTATAAATCAACAATAATCCTAAAAGCATTGCTTACAGAAGAACAGTTACTAATTTTGGCTTTTACGGGATTCTCTCCTCCTCATATTGACCTGTAGAAGCCAGAACTAAACAAAGGATATAATATGAAAAGTATTAAAAAATTCCAAGAAACGATTTTACCACCTTTAAAACCTATATTTGATATTCAATTAAAAATTTCCAATATAAACAAAAAATTAGTAAGCGTTTGTGTACCAAACAAAACCTTAATCGAGTTAATTGATGTTAAAAATATGCATCGAACTTGGATTACTTATGAATTTTACGGATCCGCTAATTATTATGAAATTAAAAATAACACAAAAACTAAGAAAAGCTGCTCAATCACTTATAGAGATTATGACGATTTTGAAGCTTTAACATTTAAACACATGGAACTACAACAAAAATGGAGGAACCAATATGAGTAAAGCTAATATGACATGTAACAATTGTAAAGAAACTACAAAGCCTGATGAGTTTGCTTGTGAATGTAACTGCATTAATTGTGGGACTTGTGAAAAAAAATGCAAACCTGATATGAAAGAAGAATTATTTGGACAAAAAGAAATTGAAGAGTTAAAAGAGTCTTATAAAGAATCAAGACGACAGACAAAAGAAAGAACAACAGGGCCTTTAGATTCTTTTAGTAAAGATTTAAAGGATATTATTAACAAAAAATATAATAGACAAGGAAGACCGTAATGATTACTGCAGAACAATTGTTAATTCAGGCTGCTGAACTTAAAAGAAAAAAGTCTGAAGATTATCAAGGAAGCACGTGGTCAGAATCTGATTACTTTCCTTATAAAGAAAAATCATACTCTCATATGATACACACTAAATACTTGAGAATGAGAAATATTGTTGATGGCAATCAAAAAACAAACTTTGAAGCTCTTGATGATACGTTAATAGATATGGCAGTTTACGCTTGTATGTTTGCTGCTTTTTTAAAAAATAACAATGGAGATAATAAAATGAATACAGAAATAAAAACAGAAGCTGCGCCAAGGCCTTTAGCCAAACCTTTTGATCGTGGTGATCATGTTTCTAAAGTTGGTGGCGATTATAAATTTGATGGACGTATTGTATCAATATTCCCAAAATTATCTGGAGCAATAAGAATTGTTGTTGAAGATGATAGAGGTGTATTACACGTTTATTCTGAAAAAAACTTAAAACACAGGGACTAAATATTATGAATAATGTAGAATTAGATTACTTATCAGTAGCAAAGAATATTCTGCATTCTGGTATTGAACAAACAGGAAGGAATGGCGTAACTAAACGCCTTCCTTTCCAAACACTCGATTTTAATATATCGGAATACTTTCCATTATTAACTTCAAGAAGAATTTTTTATAAAGGAGCACTAGGAGAATACGCTGCTTTTGTTAGGAAGCCTAAACATATCAATACGTTTAAATTTTTTAATTGTAACTATTGGGATACATGGGGAGATGTTGATGGAGATATTAACATTGATTATGGTAACAAATGGATTGAATGGAATGGCGTTAATCAATATCAAAATGTATTGAATGAATTAAAAACTAATCCAACAAGTAGAAGATTATTAATTACAGGTTGGGATCCAGCAAATCTTAATAAAGTTGATTTGCCTTGTTGCCATTACAGTTATCAATTCTGGAGTGACGGTACTAATTTAAATTTATTATGGAATCAACGATCTGGTGATTGGATGGTTGGTATACCTTCTGATATGATATTAGCTTCAACAATGCTTTTATGTTTTGCAAGTTTAAGTAATTTAAAACCTCAAAATATTAAAATGATTATTGGTGATTCTCATATTTATGAAGAGCATTTTGATAATGCTAATAAACAATTAGATACTAAATTATATGAGTTGCCAAGATACAAGTTTAAAAAGCAAGAGAGTTTATACACTTTTTGGCCTGAACATGTTGACATTGCAACCTATAAATACAACAATAATATCAAATACTTATTAAAGGAATAATATGATAGACGATATAAAACAAATGCACGATAAATTTCAAGTAACGAATTTTATTGATAACAATAAAGATAATAAAAATCTTCTAAGAAAATATTTAAGATTTAGATTAGACTTTATTAAAGAAGAATTAGATGAAACGTTTGATGCATACTTCAATAAAGATGATGTAGAAGTGTTGGACGGTCTAATAGATATTCTTGTGGTTACATTAGGAACCCTTGATGCTTTTAAGTGTAAAACGCCAGAAGCCTGGAATGATGTATTCAAGTCGAATATGACTAAGCACCCTGGAGTTAACGAGACAAGACCTAATAATTTTTCATTACCTGACATGATGAAAAGCAAAACTTTTGTTAAACCTGAGTTAAAGAAATTTACTGGTTTACTTAAAGAGGTATTGAATGATTAAAATATTGTTCATTTTGCTTTTACCAAATGGTGAGCTAATGTTAAAACCACACTATTTTTTGAAACCAATTACTGTCCACGAATGTTGGGCTTTTGGTCAAAATTATAGAGAGAAAAACACAACATATAACAATAAACGCAATGTACACTATTTAAATAATACTAAAATTTTATTTAATGGTTTTATTTGCGAATAACCAAAGGAGAATAACAATGTTATTACAAAACGTAGAAATAAGTTGGGTTAAATTTGATTCAGCTAATCCTGATATGGGGTTTGATAAGAAAACACCTCAATATTCATGTACAGTAAAAACTTCAGATAAAGTTCAAGCTGCAGCATGGAAGAAAGCATCGATCAACGTAAAGCCAAGTGAAGAACAAGGCTCTGTTGTATATTCAGTAACTCTTAAGAAAAAGATTTATGCTGATGCTGATGGTAAAAACACAACTAAACCACCTGCTGTAGTTGATAAACAATTACAACCTATAACTAATACATCAGGTATTGGTAATGGATCTAAAGGTAATGTTCAAGTAAGATTGAAGCCTTATGATTATTTAGGTAAGCAAGGTATCTCTGTACAGCTTTTAGCTATGCAAGTTACTGAACTTAAAGAGTATCAAGGTGGAGATGCATTAGAGTTTGCAGCCATCGATACTGATACTGCAGTTATCTAATAATAATAAACAATGGCGACGTTGAAATATACGTCGTCATTTTAATATTAGGAAAATTATGACAGCAAATATAAGAAAATTTGAAGAGATTGATACTGAAAATACTTTCAATATGAATCCTGAAGAAATTAAAAGTATTAAAGATAAAATAAAAAAGTCTGTAGTTAAAAGTTTTTATATACCTATTGAACAAAAAGAGATTGGTATTGTAAACACTAACACAGATAAAATTGAAATAGTTGTTAAAGTTAATATGATATTAGATTTAAAAGATATGCATAAAGATGACTTAGAACTAGTTTATGAAGAAGCAAATATAACCGAACAATTTAGAAAATACTATCCTTGTAATTATTTATACTTACTTGGTGACCATACAGTTGTTCAATAAAGGAAGATAAAAATGAAAATAATTTATGATTTAGAAACTAATAATTTGATACCTGAAGTAAGTACCATATGGATTGCTGTATGTAAGAATATAGAAACAAATGAGATTACTACGTTTTCAGATTATGATAAAGATTCAAAACCTTTAAATGAATTATTACCATTTTTAAATAAGTGTGAAATTTTAATTGGTCATAACATTATAAATTATGACAATGTAGTTTTGCATAAGCTTTTAGGTTGGGAGCCACCAAAGAGTATCAAAATGATAGATACAATGCTGCTAAGCCAAATGAATAACTTTAGAAGAGAAGGTAAACACTCACTTAAAAACTTCGGTAAAATACTTGGAGATGCAAAGCTTGAGTTTAGTTCTTTTCATGAATATTCTGAAGATATGAAAAAGTATGCAATACAAGATGTAAATTTAAATCACAAGGTTTATAATTATGTTACAAGAGAAGCAATTGACTTAATTAAAAATAGACCTAACTTTAAACAAGCTTTAAAAACTGAACATGATATTGCTGAGATATGTGCTAATCAAGTTAAATACAAATGGAAGTTTAATACTGTATTAGCTAAAAAGCATTATGAATATTTAACTTCAGAAATGACAGTTATTGAAGATGAAATTAATCCTACATTAAAACCTAGAAAAGTTTTAATTGATAAGGAACCTAAGAAAGCTAAGTACCTACAAGATGGCAGACTTTCTGCAGTGAGTGCAAGAATGTTATCTGAATTTTTAGGTACTGAAATAAAACAAACTGATACTGATAAGTGGAAGCCTAATAAATTGTTTCAAAGATTTAAAATGACTGAAGCAAATCTAGGTAACATGGATATGGTTAGAGGTTTATTACTTGATAACGGATGGGAACCTTCACAGTTTACTCCAAACGGAGAACCTAAAATTACTCCTGACAGTTTAACTAAAGTTGTAAGTGAATTAGGTAAAAAGATAATCTATTATTACAGTTTAAGATCAAGACACTCTGTACTTAAGGGTTGGATTGAATTAGCTGAAGAAAATAATAATAGAGTTTATGTTGAACCTTTTAATATTGGTACACCAACTTTTAGACAAAGACATAGTAAAATTGTTAACGTGCCTGGAGCCAAATCATTTTTTGGATCTGAGATGCGTGAACTCTTTATTGCTGACGAAGGCAAAGTTATGATTGGTTGTGATTCAAGTGGTAATCAAATAAGAGCATTAGCACATTATTTAAATAATAAAGATGTTAATGATCATATCTTAAAAGGAGACATACATCAACACAATGCAACAACAATGGGAATACCAAGACCTTTAGCAAAAGGGGTCTTATATGCTTCTATATTTGGCGCTGGTGTACGTAAACTTGGTAAGATGGTTACAGGTGTTGAAGATCTTGATAAGGGTAAAGAAGTTAAGAGTAAACTTTATGAAGCTTTGCCAGGTCTTAAGGAACTTATTGCTAAGTTAAATAATTTCTTTTACACAACACAAAACAAAACAGGTTATGGATTTATACCTGCTTTAGATGGACGTAAGATATATGCTGAATCTTCATTTAAACTTTTAAATTATCTTCTACAATCGTTTGAAGCAATTACAGTTAAGACCGCTGTAGTTAATGCTTTTAAAATGTTTAAAGAAGAAAATATTGAAGTTGATATTTTAGGTTTGATACATGATGAAGTCCAAGTACAAACTAAACCTGAAAATGTTGAAAGAGTTAAGGCAATACTACAATACTCATTTGGAGAATATATTACTAAGAAATTAGAACTTAATATTCAAATGGGTGGAGATGCAAAGCACGGTCAAACGTGGAATGATTGTCACTAAATAAATAACGGGCTAATGATAAACGTTAGCCCAGCAAAATTATAGAAAGATATAAAAATGAATAAAAATAAAATGATAGGATTAATTGATGGTGATGTATTAATTTACAGAGCTATACATAAATCTGAAAAAGATAAGATTAAGCCAGAAGATGCTTTTAATGGTATAATGAAACAAATTAAAATTGATACAGCATGTGATGAGTATACATTACACGTATCAGGTACTGGTAACTTTAGAAAAGAAATAGAACAACCTTATACTGTTTATAAGGGCCAAAGAAAAGAAAAGCCACCTCAGTTTAGAGCATTAAAAGATTATGTAATTAAAACTTACAAACCTATAATGCAAGATGGATTAGAAGCTGATGATACAATTTCTATTGAAGCTACTGGTTATATAAAAATAAACCAACTATATATGTTAATTACAATTGACAAAGATTTAAAAAATATAGGTGGATTGTTTTATAACTTAATGCATAACAATTTAATTACTGTATCAAAAAAAGAATCTATTGAATTCTTTCATGAACAATTATTAACAGGAGATAACGTTGATAATATTCCAGGTATTGAAGGTATAGGTAAAGTTAAAGCTTCAAAAATATTAGAAAACAAAACTATTAAAGAACAATTTGAAGCAATTATTGCTGCTTATAAAACTCATTACAAAATAGGTTATAAAAATAGATTAGAAGTGATGGGTAAGATGCTATATTTATTAAAAGATATAAATGATAAGTGGACTATTAACTTTTGGAAAGGGTATATTAAAAATGTATAATATAAAAACTATTTGTAATAGCATATATAAAGATGCTAGGCGAAGATCTATAAAGAAAAATTTAGAATTTAATATAGAAACTAAATACTTACAAGATATTTTTCCTAAGAATTTTATATGCCCTATATTAGGTTATGTTATGACACCGGGAAAAATACACGCAACTAATATATCACCTAGCCTAGATAGAATTAATCCAAGCAAAGGTTATATAAAAGGCAATGTAGAATTTGTATCGCTATTAGCTAATAGAATGATGTCAAATGCACACGGACCGGATTTAATTAGGTTTGCAAGATGGATTAATAATAAATATAAAAGAGAGGTAAATAACAATGACAAAAAACACATTCATAAAACACAGCAGTTGCAGCTCATGCTCGAGTTCTGATGCTAACGCAGTATATTCTGATGGAAGTACATATTGCTTTAGTTGCAAAGCTAGCACACAAGCCGGAAGCCATGAAACAATACCTGAGTTTAATGTAGTACAAACACAATTAAGCTTAGAAGAAATTGCATTGCTTCCTGTAGAACCTATTAGAAACATATCTAAAAAAGTTTTATATGATGCTGGAGTTAAAGTTGAATATGATCAAGACAGAAATGTTATGAGCCATTTTTATCCAATTACAATTAATAAAAAGATTAAAGCTTATAAGAAAAGAATAGTAGCAACTAAAGACTTTAGAGTTGTAGGTAAAGCTGAAGTACCTGAACTATTTAATCAAGTTAATTGTGGTAGATATAAAAACCTTGTTATTACTGAAGGTGAAATAGATTGTTTATCTATAATTGAAATGTTAACTAAAGCTAAAGCACAGTTTGATGTTGTTAGTATTGTCAATGGTGCACAAAGTGCCAGAAGAAATATTGCATCTAATCTTGACTTTGTTAATAAATATGACAAAGTATTTTTAGCATTTGATAATGATGAACCAGGAACTGCTGCTGCAAACGATGTAGCACATGTAATTAAACCAGGTAAAGCACACATTGTTAATAGTATGTATAAAGATGCTAACGATGCTTTATGTAAAGAGCAATCAGATGCATATCTATCTCATGTATGGGGTGCTAAGGTTTACAAACCGGATAACTTTGTTAGTGGTGAAAAAATCTGGGATGCTTTTAAAGAAAGATCTACAGTTAAATCTGTACCTTATCCTAATTGTTTAAAAGGTTTAAATGATAAGTTGTTTGGTATGAGATTAGGTGAGATTACTTTATTTACATCTGGTACTGGATCTGGAAAGTCTACTGTTGTTAAAGAAACAATACTAAACTTATTAGATAAAACTGAAGCTAAGGTAGGATTAATATCATTAGAGGAATCTATTGGTGATACTGCTACTAAGCTTATTGGTATGTCTATTAATAAAAATATTAGAATGCCTAATGATGCTACTGAAGAAGAAGCACGTAAAGGTTATGAAAAAGTATTTGGTGATGAAAGATTAATTCTTTTAGATCATCAAGGATCTGTAGCTGATACTTCTTTGTTAGATAGGATTGAATACTTAGCAGCTTTAGGTTGTCAATATTTAATTCTTGATCACATTACAATAGCTGTAAGTGAAGGTATTGATGGTGCTACAGGTAATGAAGCCGTTGATAAGGTTATGAGTTCTTTATTAAAGATCACAAAACGTTACAACATTCATTTAACTTTAATATCTCACTTAAGAAAAAGTTCTGGTGAAGGTAAAAGTTTTGAGGAAGGTATTATGCCTAACCTTGATTCTATTAAAGGATCTGGATCTATTAAGCAAATAAGTTTTGACATAATAGGATTTGCTAGAAACATGATGGCGCCTGAGCCGAGTGAAAGAAATGTAGTTAAGTTTGCAGTTCTTAAGTCTCGATTTTCTGGTGATACCGGTATGTGTGGACAAGCAACTTATGATGTCGCTTCTGGAAGACTAAATTATAATGAAAGTAATTTGGCTTTTAAAGAAGTGTTATAACCAGTTTCGGTTAGAAGTTAGATAATGTATGTAAGACCAGATATGGCAAGCAGCTAACAGACAATGATACAAGGATGATATAATAGGCGATCCTCTCTCAAGCCTACATCAGTATTAGAAAACCGAAGCAGCTGAGCAACCTGTTTAAAAGGCTCACTAAATTTTGAAAGGACTTATGACTAACTATAAATTAATATTAAAAATTAAATGGACATCTTCAATAGTACTTATTATTGCAATGGCATTTATTTCTTTAAATCTATTTCCATATACTATGTATCTGCAATTTGTAGGTGTGTTAGGTTGGTTTTGGGTGGGTATACTTGCTAAGGATTTAGCATTAGTTGTATTGAATGGTACAGGCTTATTATTTTTAATAGCCGGTATATTTAATTACTTATTATAAAGTGTAGGCGGTTTTACCCGCCACACTTGTATGTTTATTTTAAAATTAATTTTACTATAGATTTTTCACCTAAATATATTTCTGTTTCTGCATTAGATTTAATGCATTGATATTCTATACGACTTGTGCCTGACCTCATGGCAATTCTCTTTGCCTTTAAACAATTAGACATTGAATCTTGTATTCTATGCTCTTTTATTTCCCCATTAACGATCATTAATAAGGCTATTACTATTTCAGTCATAATTATTGTCCATTCCCATTTGCTCTTACTTTATCTTTTAGTTCTTCAACATCATCTAAAGCTTTTTCTAATTGGGATTTAAGAAATTCTATATTAACTTTATTAGTCATATTTTGTTCTTGATTTTTAATTAACTTCTCAACATCTTCAAACAAACCTTCAATCAACATAAATTGTTCTTGGTCTGTAGGTTTTTGTTCAGATTTTTTTAATAAGTCAGCTTGAAATAATTCTCTTGATGTCTCTAAGCTTGTAAGTCTTGCTGTTAATTCAGTATAAGCAAAAATTCCCATTGAAATTCCTACAACAATACCTATCATATTTTTAATAGGCATTGCTACTGATGTGTTATCAGATATTTTCATCTTGTAGGTCCTCCAAATAAAGCTAGCAAACACATCATGATTATAAGTATAGCCGTAAATCTATAATCCATTTGCTTCTCCATTATTTCTTTCTTTTGTTTTTTAATATTTTAACTCTAGAATGCCAACACCAAGTAGTTAACTTAATTGCATAAGTTTCTATAAATGATATTGCATTATCTAAAGCACCAAACATATTAGATATAAATCTATCCATTATATTCTCCCAAATAACTCTATTATTATTGTTCCCATACCTAACACAACCATTCCGATCATACCAAGTACAGCTTTTTCATTTCTACACATTTGTGCTTTTAAACCATCTATTTTTCTGTTGGTTTCTTTCTGCATTATTCTACATAGTTTTTCATGAGATTCTATTTTTTGTAATGCTGTATTCTTAGCCATTATTTTTTACCACCAGTACCTTTAAATATTTGTGTACCTTTGATACCATAAATACTTGCTACTACTAGAATCCATAAATTTGTAAACCATTTAGGAAGTTCTGAAAACATCTCAAAGAAAAGTTTAACTTTATCCATAGCAGTTGGATCATCACTGATCACTGCCCAGGCCAAAATTGCTATTGGTAAACTGAGCATTATTAAAACTGCCTCATCTTTCCAATCTGAATTTCTTGATTCTAAAAGTTTTCCTTGATAGGCTTCTTCACCATTAGCCATTTTAGATGCATGCATTAATTGTGCATCTGACATAGCCATTTTTGTTCTTTGTTTATTAGCATAAATTTTTGATCCTGCATTTACTGCTAATTTAATTGCGCTTAACCACATGTTATAACTCCTTTTTATAATTAAATTTTATAAAATCATCATGATGTTTTTCATCTATGATAGCTTTTAACTCATTATTAATTTGTTCTTTATAATTTCCGTTATTTACTGCCTTAAATAATTTAGGCAAATCTTTGTATCTTTCTTTAATCTTTATTTTATCAGCTATGAAATTAAAATCTTCTTCTAAATTTTCAAATTTACCAACAAAAGATAATGGCACTACACCATTATAATTTAACAACTTAAATTGACTAGGCTCTCTATCCATCTTATGAATAAATTCTTCTAAAGTTTCTTTTATTATTCTTCTTCTTTTTAAAAAATTATAAAGACTAAACATTCTGTCATAAGGGTTTCTTACAATAGCAAATGAAAAATATTCACTACCTTTATACTTATCCCAAGTAGGCTCTACCCCAGCATGTGATCTAACCCTTGTTAAATGCAGCTCATCAACATGCGGTCCAACAGCATATTTTCTTAGTACAGTATGTAAACTTGTACCTGCTGTTTTAGGTATGTGATAAAACATAAACTTATTACTATTTGAATATATCATAGTGGTTTCCAATCTATTAGCATGTGTACTCTGTCTATATTAGATGTATTAGATACACCATGAGGTTTTTTGTTATTATTTATTTCCCAAATTTCACCAGTCTTTAAATGTTTTTTCTCATTACTAATTTCAAAAATAACATCTTCGTGTGTAATTATAGGCATATGAAATCTATTGTGATTAAGAAAATATGAACCACTATCCATATGCTTAGTTATACTTTTATTTTTAGGAAGTCTGATTAATAACACAGATTCAATTTCACCTTTAGATACATTATTATTTAATAAAGTATTTAAATTATTTATGTCTTCTTTTATTGATTCATATTCATTCCAATATTTATTATTATTATTATAGACTATGCTATTACGATTTAATGGCTCTTTCCATATAATAGGAACTGTTGTTGTATGTTCATGTACATCATGCTTATCTTGTCTAAATGAATAATCATTCCATAATTCTTCAGAAAATTTATTAACCTTATCTGCGATGTTACTAACATCATACTCTCCTACATATTTAAAATTAAAATCCATTATAATTCCTTTTTGTAATTAAATGTTTTAAAATCTATATCAAATACCCTATCAACAATCTCTTTAGATTCAGTACAATAATAATCTTTATAATTTATTAAATCAGCCTTATGCTCAAATCCTAAATCAATATATTTTTCTGGTATACCAATTTGTTCACATACATAATTAAAATCTTCTTTTATATTTTCATATTTTCCTACAAAATTTAAAGGTATTTTATTATCTAGTGATAAATATTTATGTTGAGTAATTGATACAGGTCTATGTGTATGTAAATATTTACAAAATCTTAAAAAAGGTACTTTCTCATATTTCTTAAGAAATTTATATAGACTTATAATTCTAGTGTAAGGGTTTCTTACAAAAGAAAATGAAAACATATTTTTACAATTATGATTATTATATAATGGATCTACAAAACTATGCATACTATTGAATGACTGTTTTTTACTAGGTACATGATATCTAGTCATCCAGCCTGGTTTAGATTTATCTATAGGCTGTGCATTTTTATTATGGTCATCTGCATATTTTGATAATAAAACAGTTATACTTCCTCCTGCAGTTTTAGGTACATGAAAAAACACAAAATCTTTATTCTTTGATATTAACATTACCTTTTAGGTATATCTTGTTTAACTTTTAATATTCTAGCTTTCCAACTATCAATACCATTGTCATAAATTTCTGCTAATTGATCTTCCCATTTACCGTAAGATTTTTTTCTTAAATCTAAAATTACCCTATCAACAACAGCATCATTAATAACTAGACCCCATTCTTGACAGTAAGTAAAATCAAAACCAACTGGTACTGTATAGCATATTTCTAAATCACCTATTAACTCTTGTTCATCTTTAGATAAAAACAAAAAAGCACCACATGTTGGCGTTTGAGCAATCATAGTAATACCAGGTCTTGATATTGGATCTTCCTCTGTACCAAAAAAGTGTTGTACATTTTCTGCTAATATTTTATATAATCTCATCTTCTACTCCTATTAGTTTTATTTTTTCGTTAGGGTTAATATTACCTTCAAGAATTTTTGTTTCTCTAGGAATTAAACCTATACCTTTTAATGCGTTCCAAGTATGAGGGTTACTCATAGCATTTCTTAATTTAGCTGGAGATGGTCTACCATTGGCAATCATCTCAGCTTGTAGTTCTCTACCAATATTTACTGTAAATTCATTTGCAGCATTTGCTTCAAACATTTCTTCATCAGTATATCCTTTAATTCTTGTAGGCTCAGCTATTACATAAAGTTCTTTTAAAAGCTTTTTTATAATTTCTATTTCTGTTTTATTTAATTCATAAGCTTCTTCAGCTATTGCTTTACCAGTTTCAGCTTCCATAATGTCAGCCTTAAGCCTTAGTATCTCATGTTCTAATCCATTACCTTCAGCTTCTAAGTATTTTAATTCAGCAAGTGTAGCTTGTTCTTTTAATTTACCAACTTCTTGAAGAGCCGCTGCTCTTATTCTTCCTTCTAAAAATCCTTTTAGAGTTTTTATTCTTTCCCATGGTGTATCACCTATTACTTGATATCTATAGTTGAACTCCGAGTTTAATTTTGATGCCATTTTATTATTTCCTTTTTATTATTATTGTTTATTATTTTATTTTATTAAGCTGTTGATGAATATCCTGCGGCTGCTAAACCAGATCTAGCCGTTCCAACACCAGTAGTATCTGTAGCCACAACTCCAGCATTTGAAACTAAGTTAGTTGTGTTAATTTTACTACTACCATCACTACCAAAGCCAAAGATAGCTTTATCACCACCAAAGCCAGCGGCTGCTAAATCACTTCTAGCCGTTCCAACACCTGTTGTATCCGTAGCCACAACGCCTGTATTTGAAACTAAATTAGTTATGTTATGGTAATCAGTGCTATAATCAGCACCTGGTGCACTCCCAAAACCAAAAATAGCCTTATCACCACCAAAGCCAGCGGCTGCTAAATATCCTCTAGCCGTTCCAACTCCAGTTGAATCTGAAGCCACAACTCCAGCATTTGAAACTAAATTAGTTATGTTAGTATAATCATTATTAGTATTAACGCCAAAACCAAAAATAGCCTTATCACCACCAAAGCCAGTGGCTGCTAAATTATCTCTAGCCGTTCCAACTCCAGTAACATCTGAAGACACAACGCCTGTATTTGAAACTAAATTAGTTATGTTATCGGCAGAGCCACTATTACCAAAGCCAAAGATACCCTTATCTCCACCATAGCCTGCGGCTGCTATATAATTTCTAGCCGTCCCAACCCCAGTAGTATCAGAAGATACAACACCAGTATTAGAAACTAAATTAGTTATATTAGTTCGACTAGCATTAGGTTGTCCAAATCCAAATATAGCTTTATCACCACCATAGCCTGAGGCCGCTAAATAAGATCTAGACGTTCCAACACCAGTAGTATCCGTAGCCACAACACCCGAACTTAAAACTAAGTTAGTTATATTAGTAGAACCACCAGAAGCATAACCAAAGCCAAATAAAGCCTTTTGTGTTCCACTAGCACTTTCCTCAACATCTCCAGGATACCATTTTGAATTTGTGTTATTCCATTTTAATATTTGACCATCAGTAGGTGCAGTTGTATTTGTATCCACATCACTTAATGCGTTAATACTATCTGTATGTTCCACTGCTTCTACGGGTACGATATATCTTATACTTTTATAAGTTGCCATTTGTTTTTAAATCCTTTTATTATTTTATTAAGCTGTTGTTGAATATCCAGCGGCTGCTAAACCACTTCTAGCCGTACCAACTCCAGTGGAATCTGAAGCCACAACACCTGTATTAGAAACTAAATTAGTTACATTTTGAGTTGCATCTGAACCATAATAACCAATACTACTATCCCAATATATACCAAAGCCAAAGATAGCCTTATCACCTCCATAGCCTGCGGCTGATAACCTTGTTCTAGACGTACCAACTCCAGTAGTATCCGTAGACACAACACCAGTATTAGAAACTAAGTTAGTTATATTAGTTTCATTTTGCATATTACCAAAGCCAAAAATAGCTTTATCACCACCATAGCCTGCACCTGCTAAATATTGTCTAGCCGATCCAACTCCAGTTGTATCTGAAGCTACAACACCTGTATTAGAAACTAAATTAGTTATGTTTGTGCGAGAAACACTAGTACTAGAACCAAAACCAAAACCAAATATAGCCTTATCTTCACCATAGCCTGCGGCTGCTAAATATTCTCGAGCAGTACCAACTCCAGTAGTATCCGTAGACACAACACCAGTATTGGAAACTAAGTTAGTTTTATTAGTTATTTGAGTTGACTGCAAACTACCAACACCATGATTACCAAAGCCAAAAATAGCTTTATCTCCACCAAAGCCAGCGGCTGCTAAACCCCTATTAGACGTACCAACTCCCGTAGTATCAGTAGCCACAACACCTGAACTTGAAACTAAATTAGTTGCGCTAACTCTATAACCAATACTATCAAAACCAAAGCCAAAAATAGCTTTATCACCACCATAGCCTGCGGCTGCTAACCTATCTCTAGACGTTCCAACTCCAGTTGTATCCGAAGCCACAACACCTGAACTTGAAACTAAATTGGTGACGTTAGTATAACCAACACCAATATGACCAAAGCCAAACATAGCTTTTTGTGTTCCACTTGCCTCCTCAATATCAGCAGGAACCCAATTTGTACCATTCCATTTTATTGTTTGTCCTTCAGTTGGTGTGGCAGTACTTGTATCAACATCGGCTAAGGCATTAATACTATCTGTGTGTTCTACTACCTCAACTGGTACTATATATTTTATTGTTTTATAAGTTGCCATTTTTAAATCCTTTTATTATTTTATTAAGCTGTTGTTGAATATCCTGCGGCTGCTAATCCTTCTCTAGCCGTGCCAGCACCTGTAGAATCTGAAGATACAACACCAGTATTTGAAACTAAATTAACCGTGTTAAAATAACTACTAGCGACACCATATGCAAACAAAGCCTTATCACCACCATAGCTTGCGGCTGCTGCCCAACTTCTAGCCGTACCAACTCCAGTAACATCTGAAGACACAACGCCTGTATTTGAAACTAAATTAGTTTTGTTCAAGTATGTAATCGAATAGTTCACAGACCCCCCTCCAAAACCAAAAATAGCCTTATCACCTCCATAGCCTGCGGCTCCTAAATTCGTTATAGCCGTACCAACTCCAGTAGTATCTGAAGCCACAACTCCTAAATTTGAAACTAAATTAGTTATGCTAGTATTACCACCATTTTCCAGCTTCCCAAAACCAAAAATAGCTTTATCAACACCATAGCCTGTAGCAGCTAATTGGTCCCTAATCGATCCAACTCCAGTTGTATCCGAAGCCACAACACCAGTATTAGAAACTAAATTAGTTACGCTATTATATTGGTTACCAAAGCCAAAGATACCCTTATCTTCACCATAGCATGCAGCTGCTAAATATCCTCTAGCCGTTCCAACTCCTGTTTGATCTGAACCTACAACGCCTGTATTTGAAACTAAGTTAGTTGCGTTAGTGAGATTACCTTCACCACCAAAACCAAATATAGCCTTATCACCGCCATAGCTTGAGGCTGCTAAATAATCTCTAGAAGTTCCAACTCCAGTAACATCTGAAGACACGACACCTGAACTTGAAACTAAATTAGTTATATTTGTGCTACCTGTGCTCCAACCTGCATTATCATTACGACCAAAGCCAAAGATAGCTTTTTGTGTTCCACTAGCACTTTCCTCAATATCAGCGGGTTGCCATCTAGAATTAGTGGCACTCCATTTTAATGTTTGACCAACGCTTGGGGCAACAGTTGTTGTATCAACATCAGCTAAAGCATTGATACTGTCAGTGTGTTCAACAGCCTCGGTTGGTATAATGTATTTTATGCTTTTATAAGTTGCCATTTTAAATTCCTTTTAAATTCTTTTTAAGTTTTTATGTGGCCTAAATAAATAGACCACACAAAATATATTATTATCTTAGTATTATTTGTTCATTAATACCCATCCGAAAGTAGAACTTCCAGAATAGATTAATCTAAATGCAGCACCATTAACGGCTACAGTTAAATCAGTTGCTGAACTTGCAATAGGATTACCACCTCTTCCGATAGTAATATTATTAGTTGCAGCTGAATTAGATGAATCAATAACGTGTACTTCTTCACCAACACTTGGAGATGAAGGTAAAGTTACAGTTAATACATTACTAGAAGTATCAACAAAGTAACCCTTGTTAACAACAGCATTGAATGAAGCAGTTTTAATTGCTGAATCAAAGTCTAATCCTGCAGACGCAGCAGCACCTGGAGCCCAATTTGTACCATTCCAAATAAGAACTTGTCCACTAGTTGGCGCAGCAGTAGTTGTATCAACATCTGAAAGTACATCAATACTATCAGTAGTTTCAACCATACTAGCAATTGCAGCAGGTTGTACAGCTGAATCAGCCTTAGTACCTTGTGCAGCAGTAGCAAAATCAGCAGCAGCAGTAATAGAGTAAGTTCCAGAACCATCACTAGTCATAAGACCAGCAGAAGTAAAGTCACCATCTAGAACAACATCAGCGTGAGATGTTTCAGATTGTAAAGCACTAGCAGCTAAAGCCCCCTGAGCAGCCGTAGCATAATCAGAAGAGTTAGTTGAAGCAGCAGTACCTAAACCTAAAGTAGTTCTTGCAGTTGCAGCATCAGCGTCATCAATTAGAGTTCCACCAAATGTAGATACAGCAGAAGCATTTAATTTATTTGTAATTGCAGCATTTAAAGTAGTATATACAGCAGCATCATCATTGATAGCAGTAGCTATTTCAGCTAAAGTATCAAGAGTTCCTGGAGCAGATCCAACTAAGTTATTGATTGCAGTTGATACATCTGAAGTAGTTGCATAATTTGAATCATTAGTAAAAGTTGAAACGTTAGTAGGTGCACCAGTTAAATCACTGTAAGCACCACTTGTAGCAACCGCAGCCAAAGCTGAAGTAGCAACCTTAGCAGCTAAAGCAGCAGTTAAACCTGTAACCTGAGATTCAGCAATTGTTAAAGCCGTTTGATGGGCTGTAACATTACTTTCAGAAACAGATTGTAAAGCTGTATCAGCTAAAGCACCTTGAGCACTTGTTGCCAGGTGTCCGTATCTTATCGTATTGTAAGTCGACATTTTATTTATTTTCCTTTGTTAATTAATTAATTATCTTTCGGTTAATACCCAACCATAAGTAGTTACAAATAATAATTCAACAGCGGCTCTATTTAAAGCTACAGTTAAATCACTTGCATCTCCTTGTATTGTATTATTATTTCTATTTATTGTTAAATTATTAGTAGATAGATTATTACCAATATCTATTATCTTTATTCTTTGTCCATTACTAGGCGAAGCAGGTAACGTAGCAGTTATAGTATTATTTGTTGTGTCTACTAAATATGCATTAAAGTCTGTAGATGTTGCAATACTAAAACTTGAAACCTTAGTCGCAAGATCTATTATCATTCCACCTGAACCACTTGAACCAGAAGTACTAGCTATATTCGATTTAGATATAGTTGGTATCTGTATATAAGTTCTAGCACCTTGAACACCATGAAATAGATGTATAGGAGCACCACTACCATTAGCTTGAGCAGTAGCGATTAACTCATTTTCAACTTCAGACCAAATTTGAATACTATGATCAGCATAATATCTAAGACTAATCATACCTACTGGATTATTAACACCTATTCTTCTGTATCCAGGTATAGTTCCACCACCAGCTTCAAAGTAACCATCTGTAGTGCTACTTGGTGAACCCGCTGCTGAAGTATTAAAATTATAATCAGATCCAATAATACTTTCATTAGTTTGATATTGGAATCTATTTGTTAATTGTTGCTCAGCATCTACAACAGACGAACTATTGTTTGTATAATTAGTTCCAAAATAATCACCTTGAGCCACTAAATTTAAATTAATATTTATTTGCTCACCTGGAGATATAGATATACCACTCTTAAGAACTGTATTATCTTCAACACCATCTTTAATACCATCTTCTGAACTATCAAAGTCATGTGCAACTTCCCAGATAAAGTTAGTATTAGTTATAGCACCATTAGGAAATGTAGCATTAGACCAACCACCAAATTGTACTTTAAAAGAAGTTACAGATAATGGAGTAATTGTTTTAGCAATTGTAAATTCATTACCACCACTTCTATCTATTAATTCTAAATGACCATCACTTAAAAATCTAAGAGATAAAGGTGAATTGTTTGCAACTGCATAACTTGTACCTGATTGAAAAGAATCTACATCTGTGTTTGTACTATTTACAAATGTTCCAGTACCATCTCTAAAATCAAATACTGTATTCCAATTTGTAGCAGTTATTTGTCCACCATTATATGCAGTAGCAGCTTGAGCACCATCCCAAATACCTAATCTAAATTGTCGATCAGTTATCATATTAAAGTTATATTCAGAACCTCTTACTAATTCTTCACCCCAATAAAAAGGTCCTTGATCCCATACTGTCTGAGTCATTGTTGAAACACCAACTGGATCATCAGCATTAGTTCCGTATGATATATACCATTGGTTACTTCCTGAAACCATTCCAACAGGATTGATTAAAGTAGAAGCATCAATACTAACTGTTGAAGCATCAGATTTAGTTAATACTAAATTAGTACCAACAACGGCACCACTTGATACTACAGCACCAC